GAGGGTTATTTTGTTAACACAACATCTGGTGCGATTACAATGACTTTGCCAGGGTCAGCATCGCAAGGCGACGAAGTTTCAATTATAGATTACGCAGGTACTTTTGATACTAATAATTTAACAGTAGGAAGAAACTCACATAAGATTCAAGGTGAGTCAGCAGATTTAACAGTGTCAACCGAGAGAGCAGGTTTTACATTGGTTTACGTAGACTCAACTCAAGGTTGGCTATTAAAGGATAAATAATAGCTATGTCTGAATATAAAGGTATAAAGGGGTTTCAAGTTCAAACCCGTACAGAAGATCCAAGCCCAACTGAGGCACAATCTGGAGATTTTTACTACAACTCTACAACAGGACAATATAAACAAATCGGCACAGGCGGAGTAGCTCTTGGAACATGGTCGTCTGGTGGAGATTTAAATGCTGCAAGAACAGATTTTGAAGGGACTGGAACTAAAGCTGCTGGGTTAGCCATAGGAGGTCGTCCGGGTAACCAAGATTTAGTAGAACAATATAATGGAAGTTCTTGGTCAGAAATTGCGGAAATAGGAACAGGTAGATATGCTGCTGCAACAGCTGGATCACCATCTGCTGCTTTATATTTTGGAGGTTATATATCAACTGCACCTTCGGGCGCTAAAACACTCACTGAAAGTTGGAATGGTTCTAGTTGGACTGAAGTTAATGAATTAAACAGCACTATAGCTTATCACTTTGGAATGGGAACATCGACTGCTGCAATAAGTGCAGCTGGAAATAGATATCCAACTGTTGTTGCTAATTATGAAACTTGGGATGGAACTAACTGGACAGCTGCTGGATCAATGAATACAGCAAAAAGAGTTGGCGCTAGAGGTATAGGTGTTTTAACTGCTGCCATAGCTTCTGGTGGGCAACTTCCTCCAAACGCACGTACAAACCAAGTGGAATTATTTGATGGATCTAGTTGGTCAGAAACAACAGAGATTAACACGGCTAGAGCTTATGCAGGAGCTTCTGGAGTACAAACTTCATCTTTAATTTTTGGTGGATCTACGGGACCCCCAGGCAGTCCTCAATCTGCAACAGAGGCTTGGAATGGAACAACTTGGACAGAAGTTAATGATTTAGCTTCAGCAAGAGAACTTGGAGCAAGTTCAGGTAGTCAAGACAACACTTTAGCTTTATATGCTGGAGGTCAACCACCAGGAGGAACACCAGTGGCTACAACTGAAGAGTTTGAAGCACCAGATTTTGAAATTAAAACGGTGACAACAAGTTAATTATGATTTATAAACAAGCAAAAGGAGGAAGCAACTATGGCATATAAATACTGTACAGCGACTAACTGGGGCAAAAACTTTTTTACTCATGAAGAGAGAAAACAGTTTT